GCATGGTAAGCATATTTTTTGGGCCCATATTTGGGTCGGGTCTTTGACCCCGCTGTTCCTGGTGCAGACCCCTCATATCACGTTTAAACGACGTCATATCAGGCAAGGACATTTATGCCGGCGGGCTATACAACGTGACTCCGGTGTTTGGTGCAGACCCCTCATATCACGTTTTACCAACGTCATATCAGGTTTGAACACTGTTGCTGGCGAGCAATACAACGCATTTTGGCTGGTGAGCTTTATAATACGCAATTTCTCTTAAAGTATTTTTGAGATCATGTTGGCGAACATAAAACGTTTAATGCATGAATATATACAAAAAGAACTGTCGAGCCAGTCTCTCGCGCCTTTGTTAAGGTGATAAAAAACAAGACTAATCCTGCAATTAGTTACAAAAAAATTAGAAAATATAAAATTCTAAAAATCTTGTGCAGGGGCAAGACGATGTCATTTCGCGTCAGAAATGGATTTTGTGGTAAGTTATCTCAAACGCCATTTAAATTATCCAATATGAAGCAAAGTTTTTATAGGAGGTTGTACGAGTTAGGACTGTCAGCTCAGAGTGGCAGTTCCTCCTCGGCTAATGAAGCACGAGGTCAAGGAGTTGCGCTTAGCTCCGAAACAAGCTATAAGCCAATCACAAGGGTGATTAAAAAATCGAAATTGGCGAAAAGGTTAGAGCAAGAAGAGAAGGCTCGTAGGAAGGAGAAGGAATTGTTTAACAAGATGACTCGCGAGGAGCGACGCAAAGTAAAAAATTGTTATGACAAATTGTTTGAGCATTTTGAAGCTCAGGCGGGACCGGGAAGTACACATTCCTGGTTTGGTAAGTCTGATAAGGAAAAAGACAAACCAATTGTTCAGAAGATGATAAATTCGGTCGTTGAAATGTGCGTATCCTCTGTGATGAGTTCTTTTCAGGGAGTCATTGATGAGAAGATTGACGCTGTTAAAACAAAGGCGAAAGAAGTGGGGACTAGAATGGCACTTGGTTTTTTCGTCGTTTATTTAATGGACAGGTACGTGAGTGGCAAATTGACGTTTACCATGGGGGCAACTGCTTACATGATACTTGAAGCGGGTTTGTTCGCTTGTGATTGTCAAATGATGTCTCAGTTGTTGTATGAGTTTGTTTTTGTTAAGATGCGAGCTCAGGCAGTTAATATGGATTACGTGAAGGAATTTTTGGTTCTTACTATGGGGGCTATATTTTTCCGTAAGACTGATGACATGTCTAAATATGATATCGGAGTGTTTTTGAAAAATATTGGTTCGTTTAGGAGAGATTTTTCCGGAATGTGCGAGTTTTTCTTGAACACTTTGATGGAATTGTTTGATTATTTAGCATCGAAGGTTAGTGGAAAGAGTTATTTTTCCACTAGATCGTATATGGTTCCCAAGGCAAGAGAATGGATTGCTGAAGTTGAGAGTTTGTTGGAATCATCATTTAAAGGTTCTTTGGCAAGGAATATTGTCAATGCTGAGAGGATTTTGACTCTTGAACGTATTGGTTGCGAGTTGTTAACCGACGTGATAAGGTTGAAGGAAAGATCTATGGAGTATGCTTTGAAGTCTATGTGTAGGCGACTTAACGATTTACGCGAAGAGTTTGCCGCCACGGGCATATATACTAAAGGAGTTAGACCTGAACCGGTTATGTTGATGTTTAGGGGTTCGAGTGGAAATGGAAAGTCTACTTTATTAAGACCATTAATGTGTGAAGTTTTGGGCGCCGTAGTTGATGATTCTGAAATTGAGAATTTAAAGCAGGATCCTGATAGTTTTTTTTATACGCGTAATCCTGAAACGGGTTATGTGGATGGATATAAGTATCAACCTGTTTGGTTCCAAGACGATTATGGTCAGATACCTTCTTCCATGGTTACTGCAGAAAATGAGCAGATTGGCATTATTCGTAACGGGAATATTTTTCCCGTTATGTTACATATGGCAGATCTTGCATCGAAAGGTAGCGTTTATTTTAGGAGTAAGTTTGTCGTGTGTTCGACTAACGTTCGCGACGTCATGGCAGACGCTTCTTATTATGTAAAGCAACCAGAAGCTGTTGAGAGAAGACTTCATATTAATTGTGTGGTCTGTCCTAAGAAGGAATATTCAACCGACACCTCAGGTGTCGATCCTTGGGACCGTAGGTTAGATCCACTTAAGGTTGGTACTCGTTTTGATAAAGACGTGTATGAATTTATTCTTGAGAAGAGAGATTACGTTACAGGCCAGGTTAAAGTTACCGACATTTTGAATTATGATCAGTTGGTTGAACGGATTGTGAGTTTATATTATGCCAACGGTTTAAAAGCGGAAGATTCTAAGGAAGACGCTCTTTTTGCTATTAACAGAGGAATTTCACGAAGAAGGAATTTCGTGCCACAAAGTGGAAACGTACCGAAAGTAAGCGATAACGATACAGATAGTATTTGTTCCGCTTCAGTTTACGCTGAAGAAGAGCCAATATCGTATTCATTGGTTTCGAGAGCATTGACTGTGGGGTTACGATATTTTGATACGTTTAAGTTCAAGGTTTTAGGTTGGTCAACCGGATCTTGGGTTTTACCTCAGGACTTTAGAGCTGGGACCAATCGTGTTTTTAGGTTTGATGTCAGTAGTTTACCTGGTGTCGATTCTTCTCAGAATTATGTTGGAGCTGAAATGAGACGTTTAGGTTTCCGAGAGGAAGTGTGTGATTTTTATTGGTTTGCCACTAGAGACAATTATCATATTCACATGGATTTACTGCCTATAATGTCTGTAGGATATTCGGTGGGTATTGATATGTTGAGGGTTTCCCGTCTGGCTCACAATTTGTGTGACATAATGGGTGTCGATCGGACTAAATGTTTGAGCGCTTTTATGGCGGCGTTGGTTTGCAACAACACCGTTGTTAGCGGACATTTGGTTTCTAGTGTCAAACTTGAATCTATGTTGTCTACCGCATGGCTAAAGTACGAGATAGATGACATGGAGAAAAATTTGTTTTGGAGTAGATCCGAGGTTGATCCGATTGGAATATTGACACTTTTGAAATATGGTATGTTGGTGACTAAAGATGGTTGCGTGCGTGTTGCGTCCGTGGCCTATGATTATAAATATACCATTGCCACTATTATAGCCGGTTCTTACTTGCTATCATTGTTGGTAGATAAAGTGTTAGGCATGTTTGGAGGAGAAGAAAAAGCCAAGGAGGAATTTTCTGCGCACGCGTCTGACGTGATGTTGGAAAACGTCATGCGGAAGGTGATTGCTAAGAATTATTTCTCAGTGACTTTTGACGATGTCTTGCTTGGTTATGGCTTCTTTTTGAAAGATAGGATTTTTGTTTATCCTTATCATTTCCAAGAAGCTATTGATGCTATTAATGTCGTTGGTTTGGGAAGAATTGTTATTAAGGGAGTTATGAGTAATAACACTTATAGTTTTTCTAAGGCTGAGTTTAAGCCCGTTAAAACTGACGTGGCGAACGATGTTTGCTATGCTGTTTTTCCAGCTTTACCTAGTTTTAGTGACATTTCTTCAAGTTTTATACCTTCAGATGTGGTCACAAAGTACTCGCGAGGTAAAGCGGTGTTTGTTGATTTATCAACTATGTTTCCGAGACAGGTAGTCGTAAACTTTAAAATAACTCCTGGGATACCGTACACGGGGTCCAAGACTAGGTTTTGTCCTGAAAGGGTGGCTTGGTATGACCATGACACCAGGCTTGGAATGTGCGGGTTACCTGTTTTTGCCACAAATAGTGGTTTGCGAAACGCTCGTTTTATTGGTTTTCACGTGGCCGGCGGCGCAGCAGCTGGGTGCTGTAATATTTTAGGGGATTCGTTTATGCTCCGTTCCCAATCAGGAGAAGCGCGTAGGACGATGACATTATATCAAGAGTTGTCACGATCTCCGGGGACAAACAGGAACACTTCGATTATAAAGAGCCCATTGTATGGTGCATGGGGTCCGGCGAAAACTAAGCCGTGTCATTTGAAGAAGTTCGAGACTCCGACTGGTGAAATCATTAATCCCTGGAACAAAGCTATAGAAGGTTACGATGTTGACAAACCGGAGTTCGAGAGCGAATTGATTGAGTCTGCAGTTTCTGTTGCAGTATCAGCTTTAGTTAGCAATTCTGTTTTTGATACACGTAATTTGAGAGTTTTGAGTTATCAGGAGGTTATCGAGGGCATACCAGACGAGGAGTATTATGGATCAATTGAAAGGAGTACTAGCCCAGGTTATCCATGGAATCTCTCTAATCTACCCGGTTATTCCGGCAAGGAAAGGTTTTTTGGAAAAGGCGCCGACATACAGTGGCAAGGAGGGCCAGACGGACCAAAGTTGGTGCGAATGTTGGATTTAGACATGGCTAGTTTGAGATCTGGTAAAAGACCAGATTATTTTTTTACTGGATGTTTGAAAGATGAGAGAAAACCAATTGAGAAAGTTGATAGTGGCAAGACTAGATATTTTGCAGCTTGTCCTATAACCTATTTTATTATGTTTTCCTGTTATTTTAAGTCCTTTTCTGTTGAGTGCACCAAATCTAGACTTTTATCTTATTACACCACTGGAATAAACGTTTATTCTTCGGAATGGGACGTTTTGGGCAAGAAATTGTTAAGTCATAGTCCTCATTGTTTGGACGGAGATTTCGGTGGTTTTGATAAGAAACAAGTGCGTGAGATCTTGGAGCAAATAGGTGAGAAGATTATTTGTGTGATTGGCGGTAGCGAAGAGGAAAAAGCGATACGCAGATTATTGTGGATGGAGGTATATTCCAGTAGACACATCCATGGCAGAAGTGTCATGGAATGGTCAGCGTCGCTGCCATCGGGGCATCCTTTTACCACCTTGATAAATTCGGTGTATGTCGTTGTTTTATACATAATGGCTTATTCCGAGCTTACGGGAAAACCGCCACGTAGTTTTTTTAACGACGTGTGCATTTTTTCTGGAGGTGATGACAGTATTGCTTCAATAAGTGCCTCCATAATTAAAGTTTATAATGGAGTCACTTTAGCTAAATATTTCGCTTCTAAGGGTTTGGAATTCACTACAGCTACCAAAAGTGATGAACATGTTATGTTTAAAAATTTGGAGGAGTGTGAATTTTTGAAAAGAACTTTTAGGTATGAGAGTTTAGCGCAAGGTTTTGTAGGTCCCTTGCGTCTCGATACTTGTCTTGAGAGTCCTTATTGGACTAGAAAAGGCGAGTTTAGAGATATAATACCTACCACCAATGTGGAGATTGCACTTCATGAGCTATCTTTACACGGTGAAAAGGTTTTTGCGGAGTGGTTTCCGCGTATACAAAGGGCGGCATTGGAACGATTGTCTTACCATCCTGTGTACTTTGACCATCAGAGTTATTTGAAAGATACTCTACGATGGGGAAAGTTGCAAGTTGGTATGATATTCGGCAACAAGCGTCGTATGTTATTGCTTTTGGGCGAAGATAATGATATTTTCGCCCAAAGTGGAAAGCGCATTGATCCTGATCTTGCTCCTAGCCGAATTAAACTCGGGGACCAAAGGCCGGGAGTAGTGCAGGACGTGTTAGGTCCTTTCCTAGTTAGGATTACTACTCAGGATGGGACGGAGAGACACCAATATCCAGAGTACCCGAGTGCGGGAATGGACTCGGTACTTCATTCCTTAAGAAAGGTGCCAGCTGTAAATTTGAATAAATTAAATCCTCACCCAATTGATAATACTGAAAGCGTCATGAACACTACGTTTAATAATGACGCTGTCGGATTAGTTCGTGAGGTGGGACAACCGGTGGTTAATCCATTTAAGATTGTTCCTATTAACGAGTTGCAAGAGTATGATGAACTTCAGAAGTTTTTCACGCGCCCGCAACTTATTTATTCCGGAGAGTTGACTGACAGCTCTCCGGCTAACACATTGATCACTACGTTTACAATACCAAATGGTTTGTCAGCGAATGCGCCATGGTTGGATAAGATGAAAGGTTTTTTGGGTTTTAGAGCCACTACAGTGATAAGGATTTTGGTTAATGCTAACCCATTTCAGCAGGGTAGATTGATATTATCGTGGTCTCCTCAGCATATTGAATTGGGCAGGAATTACCATTTTTCAGCTCTTACTCAGATGACACAATTGCCACATATTGAACTAGATATTGGGTGTGAGACAGAAGCAGTAGGGAAGTTTCCTTACACTTCTCCAACACCTTATTCTATGTTTATTAATGGTTTTACATTTTCTCCAACATTTGGCAATATAGCTTTATCGGTATATTCTCCTCTTAAGGCTGGAGATACGCCTACGGCGGTAAGTATATCTTTGTACGCTTCTTTTGAAGACGTTGAAGTATGCGTACCGGCTTGGACGGCCCAGTCAGGAAGGAGGATGAAAAATCCTACTTCCGAAGAAGTAGATAAACCGATTAGCACTGCTTTGATGAAGGTTTCTAAAGCTACGAGCTTTTTGGGAGAAATTCCA